AAGAGGAAATTCGGGTTTTCCGCCGGCGGCACGTCGGTGAAACGGATGCGCCAGTAGACTTTGCCCTGCATGATTTGACTGGCCGTGCTCATTTCGTCGTCCGAGTAGACTTCGAAATTGATCACCGCGCCCCGATTCTTCTCGTCACGCATGAACGCCTGAAGGCCTTCGGTCACGTCCTTGACATAGGTCTTGGTGATCGAGCGGTCGACCGCCCACTTGTGCCCGGCCTGCACCGCATCCATGAGGATGTCGCACGTCCGCACGCGAGTAATGAATGCCCATTTCGGATCGCTGGACAGCGTGCGGTTGCCCCACAGACGGAAACCACCATCGCGAATGATCGTGGTGATATTCGCGTTGTTCAGCAGGTTGGCCCGGCAGGTGGCGTCGCCGTCCAGGTACTCGACCGGACGGCTCGTGCCGGTGATGCCGACAAACTCCTTGTTCGATGGCGACGCCCAGTAGCCGTACTCGGCATCGGTCCAGGCGAACAGCCCCGCTGTCCACGCTGAGCCCGGTGCATCGACCGTCGCGCTCTCGACCGTGTCCCAGAACTGCACACCGGGATCGACCAGAAACAGGCGCTTACTGCCGAAGTTCAAGGCGTAGGCCATGGCCGCCTCATCAGTGGTGTTTGGCCCGTCGATGATGGCGATCGCGCGCAACTTGCCGGCCAGGGCATCCATGGCGGTGGCCACGGCCTGCGTCGACGAATGCCCCGGGGCGATCAACAGTTTTGGCTGGGCGTTGTGCTTGCTCTTGCCGTCCAGCAGCGCCTGAAGGCCGGTACGCTGGCCATCGGCAAGAACGCCACCAATGATGGCGGACGTTTGCAGCGCGGCGTCTTCGATCTTGGGCACGCCGACAGCGACGATCACCGCCTTGGCCCGCACGTAGATCGCGGCCGCCGCTTTGGCGATGGCCGAGCCCGCGCCGAACGCCGCGATGGCTTCGCGCTCGGAGGTGATCAACTTCAGTTCGCCGGCCTTGGCCGTGCCGCCGCCGAGAATGCCGGGGGTGAAGGTGTCGCACAGACCGATGATCGACGACGACGGCAGCGAAATGGTCCGCGCCCCGGTGTCGAGCAACGTGGTCGTCACGCCGTGAAAGAAACTCATAAGGCAATCTCCAGAAACGAGAAAGCCCCGCATAAGCGAGGCTGTGAGGGATGTTCGTGTTACGCGTAACGGAAAAGAAAACGCCCCGTCAGTGCGGGGCGTTTACTGGAACTGTTCGGCGATCCAGTCCGGCACCGTTGGCCGGTGCTCACTATCGGGAAAATCTGGCAACTGAGGCCAATCGCGCAGCTCCTGCATGTAAACCAACAGCTCGTTGAATTGCTCGGCCGTCATCGTGGTCGTCTCTGAAATTTCCAACTGGTCCCGGTGCCGCTCGCGCAGCCACAGCACCGCAGACAACTCCGCGTCGCGCCATGCGCGCTCTTGAGACTCCAGATCCTCCACCGGCGCCGGCGCGTCGACCAGGCAAGGTAAACCCTTTTCGTCGTGCGCCCGGATCTTTCCGGGCGGAGGATTGCAAATTACCGAAAGGAACAATGCTTCCGGGATTTCGACCGCGTCGTCAGGCATTGAAGGGTGCAAACCTAACAGGTAGGTGCATCCGGTTGATTGACTGTAATAACGATTCATGTAGACCTCAGTTCCCAATAGCCAATATTCTGCGACCCGCCCAGCCCGTGACATGGGCAAAAGTAGAAGTGACGAGAGTGGTCTTGTTAAATCCATCAATTCGGCACGTTGCATATCCATTGCCAATAGTGGACTGGTCAGTCCCTGCAATCGCAAACCAACACGCATTCGGAAACGCCATTGGCCATGGCGACGTAATGGTTTCGCTATACCCTTGGGATATTTGTCCGGTTGTACCTGTAGTTAGCCACTGAATGACGATACCCCCGAGCCATGTCGGAAAAACGATAGATCCAGTCGCTCCCAAACTCACAGAAAACCCGAAACGCAATTTTTTCGGGGTGACGATCGTCGCATCATCAGAACCGGCATTAACCTGCGCTTGTGTCGCGACTTTGGCCGTCCCTTGATTGATTTCCGTGGCTTGCGCCGCCAAAGCAGCCAGCGCGGCAATATCAATGTTTCCCTGATTGATCGGCGCGTTCCAGGCCTTGATGCACCACATGACCGACAGGTTGCGCGGACGCGTTTCGACGCCACCCCGATAACCAGTGTTGGCCATCTGCACAGACTCGCCAGAGTACGATGGCAGCGCCGCCGACGATGTCCCGTGGTACGTCTGGATATTCGGGTATTCATTACTTTGAAACCCGGGCCGACCGTTCCCCGGCGGGTGATTGTGCGTCTTGAATTCGTCAGCCTGGTACGTGCCGATGTCACGGCCCGCATCAATACCACGGCCATGATCCCAGCCGCGCAGGAACTCGCCCCGCGACTCCGGCAGGCGGAAGTTGCCAGCGCCTTCGTCACCCTTGTTGAAGGCCGTACCGAGGAACGTCGCCAGATCCGGATAGACCGCAATGCTCTTGACGCTGCCGTCCAGCTCGAGAAACCCGGGAGCGACCTTGTCCAATGGAAACGCCACCGTGGCCCCTACTGGCAAGGCCGAGGCCTGCGCAATCATCGCCTCGATTTGGGCCTTGGTGAACGCGTCCGTGATACCCATCCCGGCCAACGTGCTCGGATTATCACCCGATACCACAATCCCCCGATCGTTGGTCTTGACCCGAGTCCATTCGCCGGGCGTCTTGTTCTTCGGCAGCACTTCCAGAATGGCCGCGTCGACGTAGGCCCGCGAGGCCAGCACAATCGCCGGATCAATCTTGAGCGTGATGTTGCCGGTGCTGCTGACGATGAAGTTCATCCGCACGATTTGCGTGCGGCCCGAGCCTTGCGACAGGATCGGCTTGAAGCTCGGCGCGCAGTTGGCCACCGCCACCAGATCCCCATCCGCGTCGTACAGGCCGATTTCGCGAATCCACTTGCCGCCTTCATCCGCCGGGATAATCTGCTCGGCGATCAGCACCGCCGGGTTGATCGGATCAATCTTGAGCTGATTCAGCGGCCGACGCCGCCATTCGTTGATCAGTGTGGTTTGCGCGGCATTGGGGATCGGGTCGGTATTGTTGGCATCACCTACGCCCATTTCGGTGATCTTCCAGGGAATGCCGAGCGCGTCGGCGTTCGCCTGCTTGGCCATGCCCACGTTCGTGAGGATGGCGAAAAACTGCGAATTCGCATCAATCATGGTAAACGTCCAGGGTGTCTATGGAGTGTTCGCGCCCCACCACGCCGAAGCGGCCCGTGACTTCGATGTCACGCATCACCGGCGGGTAAACGTCGATTTCATCGCCTTCGTACAGGGCGACACTGATGTTCAGATTGCCTTGGGTTTCGAGGCTGATGGCCAGCCCGGTCAGGTGCCGGGTGACCGGCTTGGCGTCGTCGATCAGGCGTTCCAGCTCCAGATACATTTCTTCGGTGATCCCGGTATCCAGAACGCCAACCTTCAGCGCGAAGGTGCCCGGCACGCCTTTAGGCACCGTGTTGAACCACTCGACGATTTCGATCAGGTAGCCCAGGGGCTCGACCACCCGGCGTAGAGCACCGATGGTCCCCTTGTAGGCATGGATGTAATAGGAGGCCTTGATGGCGGCACGCTTGGTCGCTTCGGGCCACCGGTAATCCCAGCGATCGACCGACCACGCCCACGCCAGATGGGGTAGCAAATGCACCGGACAGGTATCGGCGTTGTACAGCGTGCGCAGCGGGACAATCGTGCGCTCGTAAAACGTCGCCTCCAGGGCGCGCTCCAGTTGCGTGCTATTGCTGGGCAGCAAACTCCTCATGTCGCTCCCGCCATCTTCACGTCATAGTCGAAGCACCAGGCCGCCTGCGCCTTGGTCGGAGCCAAGTCGACCCAGCCGGGCAGCTCAACCCGGGAAACGCCGGCAACGTGCAACTGAGCGTCAATCGCCGACCGCGCCACCTCAACCCCCAACCGTTTGCGGGGATTGATCCAGGCCGCCAGTCGCTTGGTGGCCTCGGCCAAACTGGCATCCCCTTCAGGGCCGGCGCTGCTCATGTGCAAAATGGCGTCGATGCGGTAGCGGATAATCTCCGCGCTCTGCACCGTCACCCAGTCCGTCAGCGGCCGCACATCTTCATCATTCAGCGCCGCGTCCACGACGGCCAACAGCTCAGGGCCGGCCTCGCCTTCCCCTTCCGAACTCAGCACCGTTACCGTAACGCAGCACGGCGCCGGGCTTTCCGCCGTGGCATCCGCCACCAGCCCCGACGCGTTACGCGAATGCAGGATGTAGCTGTTACGCGGGCCGGCCGTGGTCAACCCCTCAAAGGC